CTCGTCCAGACTCAGTTGAGCAATTACGACACCAAGGGCAAGTTCATCCTGGAGTGTGATTCGGGATGGCAGATGGTGATGGGTCGGGTTCGAGAGATGTTGAAGCTCAATCCCGAACTGCGCATTGACGTGATGGGTCCGTGTTGGAATGGACCCGCTTGGGATCTAACCCAAGGTTGTCAACTCATCACCTCGCCTTGGGAACTCAATGCCGATCTTTTCGCATCTGAGAGACTGAGGTATATCGAACACTTTATCGTACCGAATGCTCTAGCGACTCGCTATGACTTTGATTACGAAAAGCTAGCGTTAGTTTTGGATTTGGACGCTCACAAGAAGAACGAAAGCCTGAGGTACGACGCGGTCTATGTCAATGACCCGATGCACCTTCGCAACTTCAAGGCGCTCTTTATGTTGCGAGGTGGTTACCGGCCACGCTACTACGTGCACTCTCACTTCATCGACATTCCGGAGTGTCCGAAGTTCCCCACAGAGGCATCGCTGTGGTTGGGACAGTGTGAGGCGGCATTGAAGGCCGACTACAACTTCTGGCAGTGTGAGTCGTCTATGAACGAGTTCATGAACTCCATGGGCAAGTGGTTCACCCAGGACGTGGTCGATGACGTGCGAGCCAAGTCAGCGCCGTGGGACGATGGTTACTCTCAGGAAGAGATCACCTCTCCTATCAATGAGAGGAACATGCGCTTCACTCCTGAGGAGTTCAGGGCGAAGACTGCCGGCAAGAACATCATCTTCGTCCCGAATCGTATTGGCGGGAAGGGTCGCTCAAGCGACTACACGAACTGTGGCAAGTTCATGTTCGACATTCTTCCTGAATTGCGGAAACGTCGGCAGGACTTCGTCGTCATCTGCGGCAATCCCAGCCAGAAGTTCCTCAACAGTGAACTTGAAGAGTGGCACGGTAAGGACGGTTACGTCAGCCTGGTCCCGGACGCATTCAACCGCGACGAATTCAAGTTCATTGCCTCACAGGCAGACGTCGCATTAGGCCTCTACGACCAGGATGCGTACGGTGGAACTGCGGCACGAGAATGCGTTGAGCTCGGATGTATGCCACTGTGGCTCGATTGCAATGAATATTCGAGCCTGGCACAGGAGGCCGGGATTTCCCACTTGGTGTTGGTCAAGACGGATTTCTCAGATTTGGGTGATAAGCTGTTCGAGCTGCTCGACCTGCAGTCAGGAAAAGGTAAGCAACATCCGAGCGTCTTCGACAATGCACTGCATCACTTGCAGGACGCAGTTCGAGCGAAGTGTTCTTATGAGGCAACTACGCCCGCAGCGATGGCCCGCATGGGTTTGCACGCTGGGGGCTGAACTTTGACCTCACGGCGGCATACAATCTGACCCATGCACGTCCTAATCACCGGCGGCGCCGGCTTCATCGGGTCAAACCTAGTCGCGAGATGTCTGAAAGAAGGCTGGTTAGTAGACACCGTCGATGATCTGTCCAACGGACATCTGGAGTTCTTGCCGACAGGACAAACCTGTATCCAGGATGATTTTTCATCACAGCGAATCTTGAAAGAGATTCGCAACGGTCGCTATGATCTGGTCTTTCACCTGGCGGCGGTGCCACGTGTCAGCTACTCGGTCGAACATCCGATTGAGACAAATGACGTCAACATCACCCGAACGCTGAACCTGATCCATGCGTGTAGGGGCAATGTCAAGCGATTCATCTTCGCTTCAAGTTCATCGGTCTATGGAGGCGGTGCCGCCGGCTCTGGTGGAATTTCACCGACCCATGAGAACATGCCGAAGGATCCGAAGTCACCCTATGCACTTCAGAAGTCAGTCATCGAAGACTATCTGAAGCTGTACAATCAGCTCTATGGCCTGGACTCGGCATGTCTCCGATTCTTCAATGTCTTTGGACCAAACCAACTCGGAGGTAGTCCGTATGCGACTGCCGTGTCAGCATGGTTGACGGCGATCAAAGAAGGTCGTCCGATGCGATGTGACGGAGACGGCTCTCAGAGTCGAGACATGTGTTACGTCGACAACGTGACCGAGGCATGTGTCAAGGCAGGATGGTGTACTGCGAGGTTGAATGCTGAGTGTTTCAATGTCGCATGCGGCGACAGGACCACCAACATGGAGATCCTCGAGGCACTGAAGAAGCGGTATCCAAACGCGGCGGTCGAAATGGCTCCTTGGCGTCCAGGCGACGTGATGCACACGCTGGCAGATGTCTCTAAGAGCCAACGTGTTCTGGGTTACACTCCCCTCGTCAGATTCTGGGACGGTCTGGAGAAGACCATCGATTGGTACGAGAACAATTGGGAACAAATCAGTAAGATGAAGCTCAACACATGAGCCCCGAACAGAAGAGTGAGTTCATGGCGACCATGCTGTCGTGCATGGTCATGCTCACTGACCACGACACCTTCAAGTGCACGGGTTGTGACTGCGAGGGAACTCAACTCGATCCGTTGAAGCTTCCTCACTCAACTGAGTGTAAAGCCTACGCCTCAATGAAGACCTTGAAGGAGCGGCCCGAGCTGCTCGACTACCTGAAACCGGAGAACTACGTATGATGCATCAGAATTCGCCGCAGGACATTCGTTTGGCACTGGCTTCTCTTCTGACAGAAGGAAAGTTCACCAGTGTCAATCGCGAGGCGTCGATGACGACTTTGGTTGGTTCACGTACCATCGAGCTCGTCGGAGCGTCACTCATCGCCTCTGATGATGCGCTTTTTGGCGAGGTGAACTGGGACTACGTCCACCGTGAGGAGCAATGGTACGACTCCATGTCTCTCAAGGTCGATGACATTCCGGGCGGCGCGCCGGCAGTTTGGAAGGCGATCGCTGACAAGACGACCGGTGAAATCAACTCAAACTACGGGTTCACGACCTACAGTCCCGAGAATGGTAGCCAGTACACGAAGGTGCTTGCTGAGCTCAAGAAAAATCCGGAGAGCCGAAGGGCAGTGGTCATCTACACCCGTCCCTCGATGTGGGAGGACTACAACAAGGGTGGCCGCAGCGACTTCATGTGTACCAACGCGGTGCAGTACCTGATCCGCGATGGATTCGTACATGCATACGTCCAGATGCGTAGCAATGATGCCATCCTGGGCTACAAAAACGATCGCGCGTGGCAGGCGACAGTCCTTAAGAGGTTGGCAACTGACCTCGGCCTTCCGGTAGGAAATCTCTACTGGACTGCGGGTAGCCTTCACGTGTACGAGCGACACTTCTTCCTGGTCGACCACTTTGCGAAGACTGGTGAAATCAGCATCCCGAAGTCAAAGTACCGTGAACTCTATCCAGACTCGCCTTATGGTGGGGAGAAGGAGGCCTAAGATGACTTGCATTGTTGGCGTGGTTAAGGGCGGTACGGTTTGGCTCGGAGGAGACTCTGCGGCGACTGATGGACGCCTGAATAGGACTATCATCAAGGATCCGAAGGTCTTCATCAAGGGTGAGTTTGGCTTCGGCGTCTGTGGATCTCCCAAGGTCATGGATGCAGTGGCACATTCCTTCGTCCCGCCGGAGCAGGAGAACGGAACTGACGAGCGCACCTTCCTCGTGGAGACGTTCGTCCCGGCCTTGCGAGAGAAGCTCGTTGAGCTCGATTGTGCCGGCAAGAACTCCAGCCCGTTCGGAGGAGGCAGCGATGTCGTCTACGAAGGAGAGATGTTGGTCGGCTACCGCGGCATGCTCTACAAGCTGCAGGGAAACTTTCAGTTGATCCACAGCGCCTCAGGCTACGACACGACTGGGTCGGGTGGCACCTTGGCCTTGGGATCGCTCGAGGCCACCAAGAAGATGGGAAATCCGCGAAAGCGGGTCCTCGCAGCGCTCGAGGCGTCGACCAAGAACGCCGGCTGCGCTCCTCCCTTCGTTGTCGTCACAGTGAAGAAGAAGCGCTTTTGGCAGTGAGGAAACTTCATGACGTTGGACGAACTTCGGGTAGAAATCAGGATCATTTGCGCGGAGGCTGCTGAGCCGATTCCGGGTTGTTCGTTCACGTACGGCCTTCCCAAAGAGAGACGTGACGTCGCTCACGACAAGATTCACGCTCTCTTTCGTCGATACAGGCAGCAGTTCTTTCAGATCGCCAATGTTCCGGAACCATCCAACGACGAATACTGGAAGACGCCCTGGACCCCCGAGCAGCACGAGGCGTACCGCAAAGGTTGGGATGGCGTAGAAAAGAACATCAAGGATCACGATCGCGCAACGTACGATTTCATGAGGTCAAAGGCGATCGCTTTCTTCACGTGTTCTTGCGGTTCACGAGAAGATAGCTGCCACGAAGATGGCAACGGAAACGTCTCAACCTTCGTCTTCATGCCTGAAGGGGACGTCTTTCGAATCGTGGAGAAGAAAGCATGACCTGTATCGTCGGCCTAGAACACGAAGGAGTAGTCTACATCGGAGGCGATAGCGCCGGTGTAGAATCCTGGTCACTCGCAATCTGTGGAAGGGCGGACCAAAAAGTCTTCCTGACCGAAACAGGCGACATGGCGATGGGCTTTTGCGGGTCGTTCCGCATCGGTCAATTGCTTCGGTATGCCTTGGTTCCGCCCACTCAAAAGGTGGGTCAGGATGACATGGCGTACATGGTCACCGATTTCATCGACGCCGTCCGGACGATGCAGAAGGACAAGGGCACGCTGAAGAAAGAGAACGAGCTCGAAGAACACGACGCAGGATTCCTTGTCGGATTCAACGGCAAGCTCTACGTCATCGAGTCAGACTTCCAGGTGGGTCAGCCGTCTGACAACTACGCATGCATCGGATGTGGTGGACAGATCGCCTCAGGCGCGATGTATGCGACCCGAAATTCCAGCATGTCGCCTGAAGAGCGCATCACCCTCGCCTTGAGCGCGGCGGCTGAATACAGTGCCGGCGTTCGAGCGCCCTTTCACATTGTGAAATTAGCAACTGAAGTCGAGACTGAAGAGGCGGGATGAGCGGACAGAATCCAACGTTGACGGTTTTCGTCGGGCCGATGTTCTCCAGCAAGACAACAAAGTTGCTCTCTGCGCTTGAGCGGTTCAAGCACCAGAAGAAACGAGTGATCGTCTTCAAACCGAGCATCGACGATCGGTACAATCAGACTGCCGTCGTCTCACACTCTGGTTGGCAACACAGTGCCATCACAGTCAAAGAGGGCGCGGACATTCTCGAGGCCCTAGCCGAGGCAGAAGAGTCGCCCGATGTTGTTGCGGTCGATGAGGCCTTCATGATCAATGGCGTCGCCGAGGTCCTGGTTTGGCTCTATCGAACCGGCATCAGCGTCGTCGTCTCGACACTCGACCTGGGTTACCAAGCGAAGCCCTTCAAAGAGGTTGAAAAGTTGCTGCCGTGGGCCACACACGTAGAAAAGTGTTCAGCAGTCTGCACTGAATGTGGACGCGACGCATTCTACACTCACAAGAAGACTGCAACTGCCGAAGAGGTCGAAAATGGAATTGAGGTCGGCGGCGCTGAAATGTACGAGCCGCGCTGTTTCAGACACCACCTAGCTGTCGACAATCGCCCTAAGATTCACGACGACTAAAAAGTGCATTCTGGCGAGCTTGAGTGGTAGGATGCTGTCATGCAAGAGATCCGTCGTCCTTTCGAGATGAAGTTGCCAGCGAAGCTGTTGCGAATTGCTGCGTGCTTCAAGCGGGCTGGATACGAACTCTACGTGGTGGGAGGAGCGGTCAGGGACGCTATCATGGGCAACGATCCCGATGACTTTGACCTAGCGACAAATGCCACGCCCGAACAGGTGACGAAGGTCATTATTGACATGGCGTGGCAGGCCGATCAGACGGGACAGGCCTTTGGAGTGATCCGGGCGAGGCCCAATCCACGTGACATGTTCAATGAGATCGATGAACTCTGTGAGTACGAAATCGCCACCTTCCGTGAGGACATTTCCGCAGGTCGACACCCAGAGGTCCGCTTCGCGACCATCAGAGAAGACGTCCAACGTCGGGACTTGACCGTCAACGCTCTATTTTATGACATCGACCGTGGTGAGATCGTCGACCTAGTGGGCGGGCTGCAGGACCTCGAGCTAGGAATCATCAAGACGGTGGGCCGCGCCGAGGATCGTTTTGCTGAGGACCGATTGCGAATCCTGCGTTGTCTACGTTTTGCAGCGCGGTTCGGGTACGCCATCGGACAATACACGGAGGAGTCTATCCTCAATGACAACAGCCTGCAGGGCATTTCTGCGGAACGAATTCGAGACGAATTTGTCAGGTCAGTGGCCTCAGCCCAATCAGTTCCGCACTTCATGAAGATGATGACCCACTTTGACATGTGGCGACACGTGTTGCCGGGTCTCAACGTTCAAACGAATTTCGACTCTCTGGTCTACACACGCGGGCTCGACACACGCAACGTGTCGATCCTTCTGTCTGTCCTTCTTGAAGGCAATGACTACGAAACACTGGCAAAAAGGCTCAACGAGCTGAAGTACAGTGAAGTCGAAATTCGACAGGTCCTGTTCTTCTGGAAGTTTCGAGATCTAGACGTGGTCAATGCTTTCAAGATCCGCAAGCACTTTCACCAGAGCAAGTTGGATGTCTCGAGCCTCAGTGAGTACTTCATCCAGCGCGGTCTTCCTGCTCGTGAGATGGCGGGAGCTTTTGGCGACTACTTGAGGCTCTCGCCGGTGAGTGGTGATGACCTGTTGGCACAGGGATATTCGGGTCGGGCTTTGGGTGTGGAAATGGAACGGCGAGAAACTGAATTGTTCAGGGGGCTGGTGACGTCATGACGGAGATAAGAAAGACCTGGGCAGAGACTTGGATGCAAGTCGCTCGAACGATGGCTCAACGTTCCTACGATCCTCGCCTGAAGGTCGGTGCCATCATCGTCTCTGCCGACAACACTCAGATGTTGTCGGTGGGCTACAACGGCAACTACAAAGGCGGTCCACATCTACACGAGTCTTCAGAACCGGGAAAGAGTGGTTTCATTCATGCCGAGGTCAATGCCTTAGTCAAGTGTGACTTCAATTTCGCCAAAAAGAAGCACATGTACGTGACCCACATGCCGTGTAAGGACTGCGCTAAGCTGATCATCAATGCCGAGATCTCTCGAGTCGTCTGGGACATTCCTTATCGACTTACGGAAGGGGTCGACCTGTTGAAGTCGGTCGGCATTGAGGTCTTCAATCTCGAAGAGGCGATTGCCGCATACTTACCGGCATGAAGACGCTGGAAGAGCAAGACGTCATTCGGGTGATGCGAGAAGAGTGGAACGCAGGCGTCAAGGCATTGACCGAACAGATCGACATGGTGATGAATTCTAAGGTCGACGGGAGCGATAAGGAACCTGTCCTGTCTCCCGAACTGAAGGTCAAGCACAAAAAGAGCGCGATTCGCTACACGGTGTGTTCCGTCGGCCCTCGTGACATCATCCTGCGTACGCCTGAAGGCGAACAGTTCTTGATCGACAAGGAAACTCTTGAGTCGGAATATGAACTTGACTAACGTTCTACGTAGTAGACACACGTTAGGCTATTGTGATAATTGTCAGACCGAGATGGTTGTCTGTGCTGATTGCGGCAACAATTGCTGCAATGCCGGGACAGGTGAGATCAATGGGAGGCGTTGTGGCTGTGAAGAAGCCTATGCGCACCAAGCCGAGTACTGGCAGAACAATGACAGAGTCAGATTTACTAAGGACGTTCGTTAGGCCAGACGTTTAGCGTGTCGTCGGCGTCGACGGCCGGCACCGTGGCGACTCGAGGCAGTGGGTTTGTTCTTCGACTGTTCAAAGTCAGGTTCCCACTTCTCAATGTCGTCAATGACTGCATTACCATTGGAGTCAAGCGAGGTGTCGACGTCATCTCCTGGTGAGAACCGCGATGATGGTTTCTTGAAGGTTACCAATTTGCGGATCACGAGCTTCCCAGTTCCATCCGGATCTTTGCGGATGATGTTCTGGTCCATCAACGCCTCTGCGATGTACCTTCTCAGGAGCTCCATAGACATCGACAGTACATATACGTCTGCGTACTGAACCAGAGGGTTGATAGTTACTAACATGAGCGCGACCGAAACGAAAAAGGCGTCGATGAAAGATTTGGCGTCGTCGATCGACTGGGACAAGGTCGAAAACGAAGCAATGGTGGTCCTCCAGAAGGAGAGACTGCTCGATGAGTCATATGTGGCCGAGCCAAAGCCTTATAGTCAAGTCAGTGAGTTCGTCTCTTCAAAGACGAAGATGGCTCACACGGCCCTCTATCAGGGTTACGTTGACACGTTGAACCGTGTCTCGGCAGAACTTGACACCGTCTCTCGAGGAGAGTCAGACAGCAAGCACAGCCAGTATCGTAGCCTGAAACTTGATGAGACTAGCAATCTCAACAGCGTCTGGCTCCACGAGTTGTACTTCGCTAACTGTTTTGATCCTCATAGTGAGGTCTACATGGACTCTAAGGCCTACATGCGCCTGGAGCGGGACTTCGGAACGTTCGAGGACTGGCAAAAGGACTTCATGGCGTGCGCCATGGCGTGTGGTGGAGGTTGGGCGGTATGTGGGTACAACATCTTCTTGAAGCGATATGTCGTGACGTTCGTAGGCGGCAACGATCGAGACGTGATGTTGGGTCTGTATCCTTTGGTTGTCTTGGACATGCATGAACATGCGTACTTCAAGGACTATCAGACAGACAAAAAGAGCTACATCATCGCAATGATGCGTGAACTGAATTGGAATGTCATTGAGGAACGGTTTTTGAAGGCCGAATCCTTGCACGAGGTGTTGAAGTGAAGAAGCGAAAGATCGGACAACTGACGAGCCTCTTCACTGAGGGACCGATTGCTCGTCTCTTGAAAGAGGAAGACGACTCGATCTCTCACGAAACTGGGGCGAGCGGCGACAGCCTAGACGCTCAGGTTGATCGTTACTTGGGTCAATATGAAGGCGCTGCAAAGAAGGCTGACGACGGCGTTGACGTTCCGTCTGTTGATCAAATGGAGGCGCTCGATTGGCGTGATCTGATGAAGGGTCGTGTCCTTCTTAAAGAAGAGGGGCAGGAGGACAATCAAGAAGATCAGTCACAAGACACGCCCGAAGACGCGGCACCCGGAGCTGATGCCATGACGGGAGCTGACGATGACGCTAGCAAACTCGGTCTAGACCAGCTCAATGTTGAGGCATTTGCTAATGACGTCGTCAGGCTCATCGAAAACTACGATAGCCTTCTCGAGGTGCGTAGCACCTTGATTCGTCGGGCTAAGAGCTTTCTTGAGAAGACGTACAACGATGAAGTTGTTCAAGCCTTCGAGAACACGTTGCGTGACGACCATGGCATGGAAGCCGGCAAGGACCCTGGCGAGATTGAAGCCGACCGATTCTCTGCGCCTGCAGCCGACCGTGCCAACGGCACTGCCGAGCCAGGAGCTGGAGGCGGAGCACCCGCTTGATGCATGTCGGAAGAGTCTGATCGAATCAAGTGTAAGGGCGTTCACGTCAAATTGGACAGGGAGACGCATGCGAATTTTAAGATGCGTCTCGTTCAACATGGCCTCTCAATGCAGGAGGCGTTTGAAGAATTCGCTCGCTTGGTCGGCAGTGGTCAGCCCACTGCGAACAAGATGCTGGAGCGTGTGATTCGTGAACACTTGAAGGCCGAACTCGCCAGCGTGGGTCTAAAACCTCTCAAAAAGAGTAGACGCTACCTTGGTGAACTGGACCCTGATAAGTTGTACGATCTGATCAACGACGGGGAGGACGAAGATGAAATTGAGGTATCCCCTTAGGGCGGAGGATGGAATGAAGCTGCTTGACAGGGCCTTTGATAAGGCGGTCGAACTTAGCAAGCCGGTGAAGGATCTTACTGAAGGTTTGCATGCGTGTGCTGAACAGATGAAGAATCTCGTTCTCAGCTTGAGCGTGGTCGCTCAAAATCAGGCGGTTCATCATCAGATGATCCAGCAGATGTGGCACATCCAACAAGTCATCTTCAAAAAGCTCTCCGAAAATGGGTTGGACACCTCGATGCCCGAAATCGGTAAGTCCAAAGAAGACAAGAAAGCGAAGTCGAACTGATGAGCGTGTTGTCGAGCATCTGGGAATTCGTCAAGAAGCACTGGCAGGCGATTCTGTTGGTCCTCGTCATCACGGTTGGCTATGCTTGGATTCGTAATCAACAGTCGCATTGGGCTGAGACCGTCAGGAAGTTGAACGAGTCACACCAAATCGAAATTGATAAAATCAATCAGGCACGATTGCAAGAAGAAAAAGAGCACGCACAAGAACTCAAGGTCCTGCAAGAATCGTTAGCGAAAATTGAGCAAGACTACCAAGCAGCACAAAAAGCCTTGGACGAGAGGACGAAGCAGCATCAGACTGAAATTGTCAAAAAGTACGGCAATGACATGAAGGGTCTCGCTGAGCTCGCCGCAGACCGATTTGGATTCGTAGTCGTTTCTCAACCTACACCGTGAGGCACTGAGGCCTTCACATCCGTCGAGACGTGTGGTACTATTGATAGATGAAGCGATTTGTCTCATCTGTCCTGGTCGCCGCAATGTTGGCGACTTCAGCTCCGGCATGGGCTGATCCTCCTGCCGTGGTCGCTCCCCTGGATAAAGGTCAACCCGCGCCCTTTCCAGGCGTGCTCTTTTCTCCAGAAGCTGTCGCCAAAGTCGTTGCTGAAAGAGATTCTGCTGCGCAGACCTTGACGTTGGCTGTCCAACATCAGGCTGACGTTGATGCCGCTCAACTCAAATTTCAGATTGATCGGTTGACAAGTACCTGTGTCGCTGACAAAAGCATCCTACAGGCGCAAGTCGATGACGGTAAACGTCAGATCAACATCTTGAACGATCAACTTAAGAAGACCACGGGCGGTCCTAGCGCTCCCGTCTGGATTGGTCTTGGAGCGGTCAGTGGCGTTATCTTAACCGTGGTTACGGTCTTTGCAGTGGGACAGGCCACAAAGTAGTTGCAGCGTCCTATTTACGTGTAGTCTTCCGTTAAGAGGTACACATGGACTCTCAGCCGCTTCCGCCCGACAACACACAAACCACTCTCGCACCGGTCAACCCAGACACTGACGGAGACCCGGCAACGGTGAAGCCTGCGTGGTACTGGATCAAGGATGCCTCGGGCAACGGTTCAGTGACGGTGACCATGGTTTTCGTCTCCTTTTGGATGACTACGTTGGCGTACATTGCATCACTCGTTGATCACATCGGACCGGTAGCGATTCGACCGTTTGATGTTGCGGCGTGCAGCACCTATTTCATTCCTGTCTTGACCTTGTACTTCGGTCGCAAGTGGACTGACGTCAACGCTAGCAAGAAGGGCTGAGCCTATGCCCACGGTCGTGGTCACAGAAAAGGCCTTGCGCGAGATGGTGCGTGAGGCGATGTGGAATAAGGAGTTCGCAGGTTGGTCTTCCAACGCGGAAGGGCCGGCGGCCGTGAGCTCTGAGGTCGACCCATCAATCGCGGTGACTGACCCAGTCAATCCGAATTTCACGCCCCAGAACAAAACAGAGTTTGGTGTTGCAGTCAACCAACTCGTCAAGAACCTACCCGACGACAAGATGCCGGGCCTGTTTGACACTGTAAAGACCGCAATCGACACCGACGAGGAAAAGGAAGACGAGGAAGACATGGATAAAAAGGCCGCGCAAGGTGGTACTAACCAAGTCGAAGAGGCGGTTCGCAAGGTGATCCGCAACGTGTTGGCTGACATCAACCCGCGTTGGAGCACGCTAAAAGAAGCGAAGCCCGACCCATGGGCCAACTTGCCGCCGGTCACAGGTCCCCTGCCGCCGGTCAAGAAAATTCCGGCAGGCGTCCACGGTGGGGAATTCAATCGTCGCATCGAGAAAAACAAAGCCGACCTCGCAAAGGGCTTGGGAAAGGCCGTTGCGACCATCGACTCACCAACGACTGCTGCTGACTTGGGCCTCGACGATGACGTAGCCGCAGACGCGGTGGACAATGTGGAAGATCCGGCGAATCCGACGGATCCCGAGGTTGGTGACGGCGTCCCTGACGCGCCCGTTTCAGGCGACCAGGTGACCCCGAAGCGTCGTGCTTACAAGGGAACGGCATTGGGCGGCATGACCGACGTCGGTGGCGCTTCTTTCGAGCAAATTGCCAAAGAGTTGGGTTTCAGCGTCGCTGGGGCCAAGCAGGCAGTCGACAAGGCGCTGGAGAAGGCACAATTCCTCGGCACCCAAATGGACGAGGACGATCGTGAAATCCTCGTTCTGACTGCCATGAACGACTACATCAAGATGCTCTCGAAGGGCATCGGCGTCGAGGACGGCGAGGAACCTTTGACGGCTGCTGACATTCAATTGATGAAGGACCACCCTGACATCGTACGAGAGCTCGATGGTTTCCGTGAATTCCTCCACAACCACATTCGCCGCGCTCGTAAGGCAGACCAAAAATTGATCAATCCGGTCAAGGATGACGCGGCACCGGAGTCATCAATGCAAGGCGAATCGCGTCGCCGCGAGCGTCCCGTCCTCTTCCTAAGATCACGTGGTCGCTAAGACATGCAAAACTTCGTCACCTCAGTTCCTCGAGCACAGATCGTCGCCGCGGTACAGTACCAACCGCGATTGCTTGATGTTCGTGGAAATCTGGCGACTGCTATGCAGCTCTCCTTTGAGGCGGCTGCAAAGGGTGCGAAGCTCATCGTGCTCCCAGAGCTATGCATCGGCGGGTACGTCCTAGAAAATGCCCGTGAGGCCATGGCAGTCGCCCAAGAAAAGGATGGCTATCAGACCCAAGCCCTGACTCAAGTGGCACAGCAGTTCAACTGTCACATTGTCTTTGGTTACACTGAGTTGTTTGAGGGAAAGCTCTACAACAGCGCTGCGGTGGTCGGTCCACACGGTCTCGCCGCAAATTGCCAGAAGCACAATTTGTACGGCAGTGACAATCTGTGGGCTCAACCGTCCGAGGCACCCTTTCCGTGCTTGATCACGCCGGCCGGCCGATTGGGCGTCCTAATCTGTCGTGACGTTTCCAACAAGTTTCGTGAATCCTACGCCTTCTCCAAGCCCGGGCAGAAGTTCTATCGGCCGGGAGACGTGGACACCATTGCCCTCTTGACTAATTGGGGTGCGGCCTATGGTTACCCTGACTCAGCCTGGGTCGAATTGGTAGAAGAGACACGAGCCAACCTGGTGGTGTCAAATCGAGTAGGCGAAGAGCGTGACATGAAGTATAAAGGTGGCAGCTGCGTTATTGACCGCGACCGTCGAATCTGGACCAACGGATCCAGCTTCACTGAGGCTGCAGTCGTCGGTGGTGTGGTGGTGCTCGGATGAAGCTGCAACAATTACACGAGCAGTTCATTGAAAAGGCAAATCGACCAATGAGCTATGGTGCGCTGCCAATCACGCCTCGTGAACCTGAGGTGCCCGTTGTCGCGTTGGAGCGTTGGCGTGAGGCCGGAGGGGCGCTCTACAAGACCTACAAGTTCCGCCGCCCGAACGACAAGAATTCTTTTGTGATGCAGCTGTTGGCCTACGAATCGCAGGTCGAACACAACGCAGACATCCACATCAGTGGTGATCAGGTCAGCTTGAAGGTGCAGACACACGACCTGGGCAAGGTGACCGAGCTCGACAAGGAATATGCGAAATACGCAGACGTCCTGTTCAAGAACTTGGTGTATAGTCCCTTCTATGGAGATGAAGGCTGATTCGTCACAGGTGTTGATGAGCGACGTGCTGAAAGGCAACGTTCCGGAACTAGACGGTGATGCACCCGTCGATCAATATCAAGGCAAACACGTTATCGTGATTGCTGAAAAGATGACCGGAGGAGGCAACAAGGTCGAAGGCCTGGTTGGGATCCTGCGTGGAATTCTTTTTGATGTCGATCCCGAGATTGAATTCAGGATCGACCTAAAAGAGGCCTTAGACATCGTCGAGGCCCAACAGCTGCAGTTCAATCGATTCGAATTGCATCATGAAGAACGGGTCATTCAGATTCAAGGACCCTTCATCGTCAAAGCCGCACGCATCGATGACATCAGCGCGCAGGACCAACTGTGCACCATCTCGCTTCACCTGAAGAAGCCCGCTCGATAGCGCCTACTTACTAAAACAGGTGTGACAGATGCCGAGCAAATTTATTGGTGACCTAGGTCCGAACCCCGATGGCACTCATGGGTGCCCAAACTGCGGCGCTCCCGATGGTGCGTGCCAGTGTATGCCTCCTGAGCTGGGTGATAATTGCCCCGAGTGCGGTGCTCCGCCGGACATGCCACACGATCCGAGGTGTCCAAATGCTGAACAGATGGAACCGGATCCGGATCGCTATCGAGAGGCGACTGACTTCGATCGGTTCATGGACGTGACTCTGTTCAAGGAATCAAAGTCACACGGTGTCGATGCAAAGAAGCCGTCACCTCAGCGCTTGATTGCACGCAAGTATCAAGAACATCCGCTCGGCAAGATCCGAATCGGGGGTAAGTGATGTCAGAGAAGAAGGTCAAGCTCAACAGCGGCAATAGCCTGCAGGCCTTCTTGAGCCACGTCATTGACGAAGGCGTCAAGAGCGCGCTAGCGCAGAACGCTTTGACAGAAAAAGAGAAGCAGGGGATGGCAGTACCCAGCCAGCCCGAGCCTGAAGAATCTTCTGGGGGCGGCGTCGATGACCTCTTTGGTTCCGGCGGTGACGCACAGGAAGGTGGAGATGGCTCTGATGGCGAAAAAGAGGCACCTGAGGCCTCCAAGACCATGGACGATGAAACTGAAAAGTTGAAGCGCGGCGAAGTCAAGCCACGTGACATCGTCGACAAGCTCAATGCCATTCGTAGCGGCAAGTCATTCAAGGACAGCCTCGTCTCGAAGGCCATGGATGAGTACATTCAGAGCCTGTCTCGACCCGAGAAAGTCGCGCTGATGGCGTTCCTAAAAGGAATTTCTCAGATTGTCACGGGCGAGGTGCCTGGCAATCAGGCTCAAGATCCGAGCGACAATCCATCTGACGTCCAGATGAAGAAGGGTCCCGGACCCGAGAAGGTCACCCACGTCCAGCCTAACGTCATCAAAGGCAGCGGCAGCAGCAAGCCTTCGACGGGCCCGTCGGGCGGGACGACTCCTCAGGAGGATACATCCGCTCCTGCACCAATTACTCCCAAGAGACGATGAGACTACCTGACCGATTCGGTGACTGGTTGGGAACGAAGGGCGTTCCTTTCCGCTCGAAGAACGTTCGTGATCGTGTCAAGCGTTGGGCCAAACGTGTCCTTCGCCGGCAGGTGGATGTAGAATCCAGACATGAGCGACGCACCGATCGTCGAGACACGCAATATCCCGACTAAAGATGGCCAAACGTTGGAGGTTCAGATGACACAGAAGTTCATCGACCACCTTCGACAACACTTTGGTCTCTTCGGAGACCAACGGTTGGAAGACGACCACGTTCGGGTGTATGTATTGGGAGCGGTCAGCACTGCTGTGCAGAAGGCGGAACGCGAGGTCAAAGATGACAAACCCACTGCAATCACTGAAAGAGTTCGTCGGCCTCGTCGTCGAAAGAAAGATGCGGGAAGCTGACGTTTCTGACGGCTCCCGAGTCAAACACGGCTCACCAAAACACATCAAGGACCTAGAGAAGAGAATCGCTGGTCTGGTGATGTGGCGTGACAAGCAGCGCCGCGGCAGCGAGGCGCGCGCCAACTACTCTCGCCTGATCAGCAGGTTGAAGGGAGAGCTGTCGTCTGCACGTCGCCATGCTGAAAAATCAAATTTGAAAGAAAACTACGCCACCGATCCGGATCCGGAACAACTGGCGAAGTGGGAGAAGCTTGACAAGGCACAAACTCCCGACAGTTTTGCAAACCACGTAGTCCAGTCATTTCACGCAGCAACATCAATGGAAGAGCTTGATAAAGCTCGTAACGAAGTCTCTCAGAAAAGGGCCGCCGGCAGCCTGTCGTCGGCTCTCAGCGAGGACTTCATTGGGTGGTTGTACGACCGCTGTGCCTCGAAACTAGGGGTGAGCGTTCGGAAGCTACGATGAGGATCGAAATGCTTCGTCTGCTCAACAAGCAGCTAATCAATGAAGGCGGTGCATCAGGACATCTGATGCACCTGTATGACAATCGCAGCCTCACTTTCGCTGAATTGAAGGACGTCCTGCGGGCGACTGCAAATGGCAAATTGGAGAGCGTGACCGAAAAGCTAGACGGGATGAACCTCGTCTTCACTTGGGACGGCAGCTTGAAGGTCGCTCGCTCGGGCGGTGACATCGCCAAAGGTGGCATGGACGCTGCGGGGCTAGCGCAAAAATTCTCAGGTCGACAGAACGTCGAAGAGGCGTTCAATGGTGCCTTCAAGGTCCTGAACGATGCGATCGGCGTGTTGCCTGAGAAGGTCAAGCGCGCGGTGTTTCGAAACGGCAGCGTGTGGTACTCAATTGAGGTCCTCTACGCGAAGAATCCGAACGTCATCAATTACGACCGAAACTGTGTCGTCTTCCACCAGAGCCCGGTCTTCAAAGCAGACAAGAACGGGAAGGTTAGCAAGCAGGATGACGCTGTTGGCGTCGAGCTGCTTGAAAAGTACGTTGATCAGATGCAACAGGCGCTGACGCAACGCAGTTGGCAAGTCCGCGGTCCCGCAGTATTGCGCTTGAAGAAGATGAGCGATCGCTCGATCGTCGATCGTGCCATCAGCGCCATCGAGCAGGCGCAGAACGCTGGTGGATGCGGCGACTCTGACACTATCGGCGATTACCTTCACAACGTCGTCGGTGAGGAAGTCAGCGACCTGGGATTACAACCAGACGCCGCGGCCGCAGTGACCGCACGCATCGTCGGCATGCCCGGCGCACCTGGGCTGCCGCAGATCAAGAAGATGGTCACGCCCGAGGTCTATGCTGATGTCAAGGAATTCGTTGACGGTCAGAAGGCTCTGATGCAGAGGGCGATCGCCCCTCTCGAGATGGCGATCCACAGTTTTGCCATCGAGGTGCTCAGAGGCCTGCACTCAGTGCTCGTCGGCAACCACGATGAGGAAGTCAACCGACTTCGTCAACAGGTCGCAGTAGCTGTCAAGGCGATCGAGGCCAGTGGAGAAGCTCGTGCGATGGACGTCCTGGCGACGCAGATGCGTAAGTTGGGAAATGTCGAAAACATCGCCGCGGCGATGGAAGGCATCGTCTTCATCTACAAGGGCAACGCCTACAAGTTCACGGGGAGTTTTGCTCCCATGAATCAGATCCTCGGCCTGTTCAAGTACGGCCGCGGCGGCGTGAAGATCGGCGAGCAGAAGGAACTGAATGACGCAGTTCAGAACCTTCTTCGTTCCGCCCGCTTGTAGATCAGAATCTGGCGCTGTACTGTTAGGCTAACCGTCAATTTCTGACGGCCTAACAGGATAGCCATGCGACATCTCGGTTTTGAACCGTGTCGAGGCCTTCTTGCTCGAGTGGATGCTCAGACGTCTGACCTTCAAGTCAAGATCGAAGAGCTAGCCGGCACCATCGAGAGCAAGAAGGCCTACAACACCGGTCTTTCGAAGAGCAAACAGAAGCCCACTAAGGGCGATGAAATTGCACTTGAGCGAGCCCGTAAGAAGCTCTTGGAGCTTGAAGAAGAGCGACAGGAAATCTTTAATGGCACACATCATAAGTTGACGCATTATGCGATCAACGAAATTAGGGCCCGAATGGCGAACCAGAACTGGTCGCCTGAAGCCCAAGCCTCCCTGTCGTTGCCTCGACTAGCCCACGAGGGATGGGGAGAAAAAGGAGTCCGCATCATGCGGGGATTGCCATTGGTCGTCACGCAAGATAAACGTGACATGGACGATGGCGACATCAAGAAGCTCGACAACGGGCACGGTGGACTACAGACGGTGCAAGTGGGCCGATGTGGACTTGTGGCCTACCTCAGCTTTATCTGGGATCTGACCTCTGTTGAGAGGGTGACGATTGATCCGACCGTCGCCGAGGCGATCAAGAGCGGTGAATTGCCCAAAGAACTGCTGGAAAGTGGAGGGGCGATGCCGACGTGGTTGCTTGAACGACTTGCGAGCTACATCATCCCGTCAGACGTTATTGGGCAGTATGGATCCATTTACTGCGCCTTTGAGTTTGGCTACGTGGTCATCCCACAAGCTGACGCGGATGAGGCGTGGACAGTGGTCAGCATCACCAAGGGAAAGCCTCGGTATGCCCTACGAAAGTCTTACTCAATCAAGAAGATGCTTGAGGAATCGACCACGCCAGTGGACGCACAGACTGATGTAGCTGCTTGAATGGTCAGCCCGGGGTCGTCTTCTTGGCGGCTCCGGGCTTTTTCTTTGCGAGCGGCGTGATCAACTTGGCAGATTTCAAGATCTCCCAGACCTTGTTGCCGTCGATGCTCTTGGGTAGACCGGAGATGAAAGACTGCTTGTCGTCGGCATCGAACCACTGACGCATTTGTGTGCCGCTGATGTCGACGGTCGACGTCCTAGCGACAGGACGTAGCTTGAGTTGCCCCCGGGCGATCAAGTCACCGGCATACCGGTCCAACGTCTTGTAGTTGGTCGCAGCGTCGGTCGGATCCGAGTAGATCGAGTAAGTGTTGGGCGAACCTTCCTTGTTGGCGTCCCCCACCTCTTTGAAGACGTTGCCAACAGGCGATCCACCGTACGTCACCTTGACATTGTCCGGAAGGCTGGGCACGATGAGCTGCTGCCAGACCCGCTCCATGCCAGACCCGCTGATGTTGTCCCGGTCGCTCAAGGACACGAAGACGTGGACTTCGTCGTTTTCCTTCGCCGCGAGGCGGACGAGGCCGTCGTGTCCGGCATGGTAGGGTTTTCCCGATATCGGAATCAGACCAATTCTAGCCATTGATGCAAACCTCCAACACTCGGGTATAGGATACGTATCATGGGAAAAAAGGACAAGGCGCGCAAGAAGACGACGTCATGCGGCGCAGTCACGTGGAGACTTCGAGAAGGAAATGTGGAGATCTTGCTGATCAAGCAGTTCGCCCACAAGGACCGCTGGGGAATTCCCAAGGGACACGTCAACGACGGAGAGACGTTGGAACAGTGCGGTCTACGAGAAGTTCGTGAGGAAACTGGCGTTGAGATCAAGTTGGGTACGCGGTTGCCTGACGCTCGCATCATTAGCAATTCCGAGGACAAGACCGTGGTGGCCTGGTTGGCTGAGCCCGTAGGTAGTCACGAACCGAATCACAATGATCCAGACAGCGAGGTCGCTGACGCTCGCTGGTTCAACGTCGCAGAGCTCCCTGAGATCATGGTGTACCAGCGAGCCCTTATTGCGACTGCCGTCAACACAGTCTTCGATACACTCGACAACGGGAACGTGGTGCGTCCTACTTAGTAAGGATGTCGACTGAACGCCTGCTTCGAGAGTACGTTCGTGAGGTCCTGAAAGAGGACGATGGCGGCGTGTACGGCGATCTCGCGAACGCGAACGCTGCAATGAGTCCGTATGGAATGACCTATGGTTCGGGCGACGAGCTCTACAAGGTCTTCGTCAAACCATTCATGGACGTCGTCGATACCACGATGGGTAAGACGAAAGAGTTGAGTCAACGGACACAGACGTTGGTCAAAGTCGCCTTTGAAACAATCGCTACGACATTGATTCCTATCTTTACCGATTCTTACAAAGAGATCTTCGCCAAAGAAAAACAGGAACTTGACAAGATCAAGCAGGAATTTGGCGAAGTCTACCAATCAAACATCGATGCCTTCCGAGACAATGACGTCTTTTGGACGGCATTTTGTTATGCGCCCGCCGCGATCATCACGCACCAGCTAGCTAAGCGCTCTCCTCAAGTTGCAGTCAAGATGATCAGCAGCCTGACGGGTGGGTCCATGGACGACTTTTTGAAGCGCGTCCTCGGCAAGTTCGGTGGTAAGGAAGCCCCTCCAAAGACCGGTCTCGATTATCATGGTAGTTCACCGTCAGGTGGCGGCGGCGGGGGAAATTGGTTGGGTTACGATAGTGGCGGCGGTGGAAGCCACAGCGGCACCACAGAAGGTGTCATTCGTGAGGATGGTGAAGAGAAAAAGCAGCCTGATATCGGCAGCGTCCTCACGAATCCGAAGTTGTTAGCCAAGATCGAAGAGAGCGACATCGTCAAGAAGATGCGCCAAGAAGCACAGGGCGTTGTACGTGGCACCCTGGAGACGATCTATAAACAGGCCTCTGCAGTCATGAAGGCAAATTCGCTACAGGATTTGCAACACTCAACCGGTAAGACCGTGAAGGGTGTTGAGAAGCTTGCAGCGCTTCCGCCTCAGGAAAAGCAAAAAGCAGAGCAGGCGATCCTCAAAACGTTCAAGCAATCGATGAAGTCCTTCTATTTGAAGAATCTCGAGTCACAGGTCAAGCAAGCGACCAGCGCTGGCGTTGCTGAGAACAGCCCGTACGTCCAAGATTACACGAAGATCATCGCCAAGATCAAGGCCCTCTGAACACAGAACAGGCCAGGGTGTAAGTTCTTTGCATGGCAAAGAAGACCCCCGAAAAGGCAGTGGCTGAGCTTCAACCCGACGAATTGAACGCGCTCAAAGCGCTGGTCAAGGAGTTCATGGGAAAGATCGAGTCAATTGACAACGAGATCGAACTTCTCAAAGAAGACCGCAAGGAAATCATTGAGGAGTATGCTGAAAAGCTGGACATGAAGACGCTTCAGACCGCGTTGCGCGTTCTCAAGCTCGAGTCATCGGTCGCACATCGTGACGCTTATGATCTCTTCATTGAAGCGCTCAAGGATCCTACGCAACCGTGAGTCCCAATTGGACGAGAGACGACGGCACGTCTGACTTTGACAACTACAATTGCAAACAGTGTTACACCTGTTTGGATGATAGGTCATTGGGATTTCAGAATCCCGTGATGTGTCGAATGATCTTGTGCCCGTCTTGTGGCAATAAGCGTTGTCCCAAGGCCACATTTCACGGGAATGAGTGCACCGGTTCAAATGAACCGGGCCAACCGGGCAGCAACTACTAAAAGACGGTGTAGGATTCGAACATGTCCAAGATCAGGAAGCGAAAGACCTTCTCACTGCGACTGTCGAAGTTCGAACTGTTGCACCTGAGAGATTTGTTTAGCGTGTCACTTGCGCCAGAAGCCAAGCAGACGGTAAGCCAGGCACTGGCTGCGTCAGAAGAAAGAAGCCTGGTCGAGGCGCGTTTGTGGCAGACGTTGGTTGCCGTTTGTCGTGAGGCGGACTTGCCCATGGATGATGAGGCGCCTGACTTCGTAGTCGCAGCAAACAGCATGCCGACAGTAGGGGTCTTCAGGATCGCCCAAGAGCCCAATGAGACCAGCGATGAACCCGAGGAGGGTGCCTCGTCTAACATCTTTGGTGATCACGATGTTGAAGAAGAGGATGAAGGATGAGCTATCGCGTCGGACAAGTCCTCTACGTCATCCTCCGTAAGGAGGCTAGCGTCTATCCAATGCAGGTGGTCGAAGAGATCAGCAAGAAGACGCTAGAGGGCGAATTTACCACCTACATGGTGAGGGCGGGGGCCGACGTCAACAAGGTCTTGGCAATCACCGAGATTGACGGCGAGATTTTTGATTCAGCCGAGAAAGCCAAGAACACCTTGGTTGAGCGAGTTTCAAATTCAATCTCTCTAAGAGTTGAAAATGCCATTGCCAAGGCAAAAGAGTGGTATCCGACCGGATTTGAACACGCGATCGATGATCCGATGTCGATCATCAAAAAAACGTCACCCGGTCAAGAACCTAAGCCGGTGAAGTCACGACAGCTCAAGCCCGAAATGGCACAATTGGCCGCTGAGTTTGCACAAGAGGCTGAAGACGCGACCGTGATGGAGATCCCAGACGGCAACGGCGGCATGATAACGGCGAAGGTCAAGAGCGTCAAGGTCCCACCTACGCTACAAAGCTAGCCGATAGTTACTGTCTATGAAGATCACCGTTGGACAGCTTCGTGAGCTCTTCAAACAAGGCTTGTCCGAAGGCCGAATCGGCGCCTCCGAGGACTACATGAAAAAGGAGCGCGTCCGCGAAGAGCTCCAGAATCTGGTCGCCGCCGCGGTTGCTTCCGGTGAGATCACTGATCAAGCTAGCCTTGAGCGATTCCTGACCGACATCAATACGTCGATGACAGCTCTCAAGATGATTCCTTTTGAAGTTTGGGATAAGCTAGCTTCAAAGAAGTGACCACGACGTCCCACTGTAGTAGGGTGGGAATCATGGGACTCAAAGCGTGGTGGCGTAAGACGTTTGGCAAAGACGCCAAGACTTTCACGGACGAAGAGAAGGTCCAATCTTACGTGATGGCCGGCACCCAAATGGGTGATGCGGTCAGTTACATCTACATGGGTGAGTGTGTTGGCTTTGGCGAACTCCTCGACAAATGGGAGGCGGCCGAGCGTGCCTACGCTGACTTGGGATATCGGACGTTGAGCATCGACGATTTCACAAGTTACGGTGGTTATGGCCTCAACATCGAAAAGCTGTTCCGCGTTCCTCGTAAGGAAGGCGAGCCTGTCGTGTTACACGCCGCCTACTACCGCCAGAAATACTTCAGGAAAATGGGCCGGTCCTCAGTCATTGAAGAGGCTCTCAAAGGTAACGTTGCAGTCGGCAACTATGAAGTGCCGACGACTGATCATCTCAAGGTGCACTGATGGCTGAAAAGACCTATTACGTCTGGGTCGTGGCCCAGAAAGACGAGTTTGCTGAAGCGCTGGTCGCCAAGCTAGTCAGGCGAGGCTTCACTATTGGCCCGTTGGGTCGACAGCTCATCACCAAGTATGAAGACAATCCGGCCTGTGTTGTCGCCTTGTCTTTGTATCGAGTGCCTCGAGGTGATCAAGAGCGTAAGGAATACACTGCAATGGGCGTACACCAGGAGGTGTGTGACGTCATGAAGCACATCAAAGGCAAATTTTGGGGGCTCATCGTCAGTGCGGCCACTGATTGCACCTGGAACGTTGGGAACATCAGCCTTCAAAAAGAAGAAGCTGAGAGCTTCGAAGCGGCGAAGAAGGTGAATTGATGTGCGTCTTTTGCAAGATCGTGTCGAGCGAGATTCCGACTGCAATTTTTGACGAGAATGAGGTGGGTATCGTCATCAAGGCACGAGAGCCAGTGGCGCCCGGGCACTACCTCGCCGTCTGTAAGATTTGCGACGCTGACATCGGCGTCACGTGTCAACGTGACTTTGTCCATGCCGGTCGGATGCTGTCACTGGCGACGCAATTCGCACAGACGAGATTTCCTGACGGTTACCGAATCGTCACCAACGTCGGACCCGACTCAGGTCAGACCATGATGCACCTGCACTTCCACATCCTCGGAGGAGGAAAGCTGAAGGACCTATGAGCGACAGCCTGGGCGATAGAATGAAGGGATACGAGGTCGCGTCACGCTCTGAGCTGCCGCGGCGCATGCCGGTCATCATCCGCGTGGATGGTAAGGCCTTTCACACGTACACTCGTGGATGCAAGCGACCGTTTGATGAGAACCTTGGCGGCGTCATGCAAGCGACAGCCAAGAAGTTGTGCGAAGAGATTCAAGGAGCTCAACTAGCCTACACACAGTCTGATGAAATCTCGGTGTTGGTGCACGGCTACAAGAAATTCGACTCGCAGCCGTGGTTCGACAATCAGGTGCAGAAGATGGTCAGCGTCGCTGCAGGCATCGCCAGCGCCGCCTTCACCTCCTTGTCGTGGCAAATTTGGCTCGGTCGTGAGGCACCCGTCATTTCGCCGATCGACATCTTTGAAAAGATCAAGCCGGCCGTCTTCGATGCCCGGGCCTTCATCGTGCCCGAAGGTGACGTCTGTAACTACTTCCTGTGGCGCCAACAGGACGCCACACGCAACTCCGTCCAGATGTTGGCCCGGTCCCTCTACTCTCACAAGGAGTGCGACAACAAGAATGTCATGCAACTTCGAGAGATGTGCGCCTCAAAAGGCGAAGACTGGTTTAGTTTGTTACCTCGGTGGCAACGTGGCGTCTGTGTTCGACGAGCGGTGGACGACATTAGAAATCCATGGCAGATCGACGATAACATTCCCTCTTTCAATGAAGACCGAAACTACGTGAACAACCTCCTCAAACTCGAGGAAGGGTAACGATTGATGTGGCCTTTCAAAGAAGAAGAAGCTCGAACTCGTAAGGTCAACGTCAGCAAGGCAAAGGTCCTTGTACGGGTCAATGATGGACGTGAGTTTGAACTTGAATTTGAGGGTCAATGGCTCGGTTTTCATCCGCTCGCCGGCGATGATTGGATCGATGATGCATATTCAAAGTTCACCGGTTGGCAAGAACGGGGTCAAAAACGAGGGATGTTATGGGTCAAGGACGGACTCTATGTCCCACTTTGCAACGTCAAGGACGTTCAAATCAAGTTAGAGCCCTTTGAAATAGATGTCCCTGTCTAAAATCGATTCAAGCGATGTAGGTTACCCCATCATTGGGTCACGAGCCTTACGTGGGTCAAACGGTGGGCCGAGATTGGTGCTGGTTCGTTCACTTTTCGGTGTAAGTTCGTAGCTCAGCATGGTACCCTGGCTGACATGAAGGACTTCGTCTACCGGAACCCCCGCCCGCAGCTCACCATCGAATCTAACGGAGGCAAGAGTCTAGGTCACTGCTACACAGCGTCGTACTACCGGATTACGTCGCAGCGCAAGCTCACCCGCGAGACGATTCGCAAGCTCTTCGAGAGCGGATTTCTGGGCTCGGGTCAGGGCTTCGCGGTGCAGTCGAAGTGCGACGGCCAGGAGGCACCCTCTGGACACGACGAGATTCAGTGCATCGTGGTCGACCGCCGCACCGGTGAGCAGCTCAATGAGTCTGCGATCAACCCGTACTCAGGCGAATTGTACAAGCCGATCATGGCTCCGTACTACGTGTATGACACTGAGACGACTTGCGATTCTGGTGATTGAGGTGCAACTGGCCGGTCTACTGTGGTAGACTGGGTCCATGGACCTGACTGAGGCGTTGTCGCTGGGTGAGTCGTTACTCGAGCGGATCCGCTGCGTCACCGACCGGTGCGAAATCGCCGGCTCGGTGAGGCGGCGGAAGCCCATCGTTAAAGACGTCGAGCTCGTCGCCCTCGTCTCTGATTACGAAGGCCTGTATCGCCGGCTCGCACCCGCAGGTCGCTTCATCAAACCCGGCGTTCCTGGCGTCGTCGACTGGCCACCAAAACACGGTGCCAAGTACGTTCGGATGCTGCTCAGCGAAGGCATCAAGCTTGACCTGTTCATTGCAACCCCTGACAACTGGGGAGGCATCTACACGATGCGAACCGGCAGCGGCGTCGGACCCGATGGCGCAGCTTACAACGGATTCGTCCCCCGCTTGTTTTCGAGATGGAAGCGGGTCTCGAAGGGCGGCCGCATGTCAGGTGGCCAACCCACACTACCGGATGGTACAATGCTCTCGGTGCCCGAGGAGCAAGATTACTTTGACCTATGTCGTGTCCGGTGGGTTCCACCTGAGGAACGTGTTGACGGCAATGCAGTGAAGTCTAACAAGGAGAAGTGATGTCTTTAGGCGTCGTCTGTCACTGGCTCGACACAAAGCAGCGTCCACGTGGTACACCCATCACCTACAATGCGATGGAGGAACGTAGCCTGCAGCTCGGCCGCTGGCAGGCTGGCAAGTACACCGATCGTCAGATCGTCGAGCTCTACGTTGCCAATGCTCGCAACCTGACCCGCATGGCGCCCGTCATCGGCGCCGAAGTCAAGTGTTTCCGCATCTCATCGTCAATCCTGCCCCTCGCCGATCGCGTAGATCGCTCACTGTACGACAATGTTGAGCTACGTAGCGAGCTCGCCAAAGCAGGCAAGGCGTTTCGCGACGCCGGCGTTCGTCTCACCACGCACCCTGGCCAGTTCTGCGTCCTGTCGTCGCCGCGGCCCGAAGTCATCGCCAACGCCTATCGTGACCTGGCAACCCATGGCTTCGTCATGGACGCTCTCGGCATGCCACGTACTCCGTATGCCGCCATCAACATTCACGGTGGCAAGTCCGGTGCAGGCGATCGCCTCGTCGACTCGGTCAAGGACCTGCCGGATGAGGTCCGGTTACGTCTCACCTTCGAAAATGACGAGTCTGCGTACTCGGTCGTCGACCTCCTCGACGTCCACAATCGCACCGGCGTGCCCATCGTCTTCGACTCTCATCATCACAGCTTCAAACCTGACTTTCTGACCGAGGTCGAGGCATACCGCGCATGTCTCGCCACGTGGCCCAAGGGCGTCCGCGCCCTGCAACACGTCAGCAACACCGAACCCGGTCTTGAAGCCGGCAACTTCATGGACCGACGCAAGCACTCTGATTACGTCCATCGCATCCCACAGGTGCAGGTCGATGGCCTGCTTGACGACAGCATCGACCTCGAAGTCGAGGCCAAGATGAAGAACCTGGCCGTCCGTCGCCTGCAGGCCTCACTCCGAGTGCAACACCCTAACAAATCCTGGTAGGATGAAGACATGAGCAAGATCCTGTTCCTCGACGGTCTCAACCTGATGCACCGTGCCCGCAGCGGGTTTCAACTGGGTGACTACAACGTCGTTTTCAACTTCTACCGAAGTCTGAAGCCCCTTATTGATCAGTTCGAGCCCACTCGGATCTACTTCACCCTTGAGGGTCACCCGAAGCGCAGGCACGAGCTGTTGCCGGCCTACAAAGCAAATCGAGTCATCGATCAAACGACGGTCGAAGGCAAGGACAAGTACAAGTCGCTCGAGGACTTCTGGCGTCAGAAAGACGTCATCATGGAGCTGATGCAGCACCTACCCATCAGCGTGATGCGACACCCGCACTTCGAAGCCGACGACCTCATCTACAATGTCATTGCCAACGCCTCAACGGCTGTCGAATTCACGGTGGTGTCCTCCGACACCGACTTCATCCAGCTTCTTCAACAGTTTCCCAACGTCCGGCTTTATAATCCGGTCACTAAGGCCTTCGTCGAGGCTCCAACCTACGACTACGTGCAGTGGAAGGCACTCCGCGGCGACGGTAGCGACAACATCCCGCAGCTCGTCGCAGGCCTAGGTGACAAGACTGCCGAAGACCTGCTCGAGGACCCGGACGCCCTGGCGGCAGTGTTGAAGGAACACGGTGATGCCTACAAGCGCAACGTGGAGCTCGTCCGCTTCATGAAGTGGGACGCCGATGAGGCGCAGTTGATGACCTCGACCACACCGACCAAAGACTGGTCGGTAGTGGAACGACGTTTCAACGAGATGGCCTTTAAGTCGATGTTGAAGGAACCTTACCTCAGCAAGTTCAAGGCGACATTCGATGCCTTGTGGGGCTACCATGACGAAAAAGAAGAAGCCTGAGATCGAATGGCTCACGTACTGGCGCGTCATTGACGGCGACGTCGTCAAGTCGATGGGATTCATGAGAGACGACTGTGTCTACTTTGACATAGATCCTGAAACGCATCAGACTCCCGTTGACGAAGAGAATGATCCTAGGGTCGTCCACGTCGACGACATCTACGAGCAGAATGGCGTCTTTGAGCTGGAAGATGAAGCTGACGCAAGAGCGTACGCCATCAAGTTCATGAACGACAAGATTTTCGAGTATCAGCTGAAGCTTGCGAGGCTCCACGGAACCAACACACTCAAAGGGTGAAAACATGGATCGCTACGACGTCCTCAACGTAAAGAATTCTCTCAGTGCAGCGATCGCAGAACTGCGAGATGCTGCCCGATACACTCAGGGCGATACAAAATTGAGGGAGGTGATCAAGGCAGAGATCACCCGTCTGTTGACCCTCAAGAAGACCCTCAAGCTTCCCAAGGCGCCGAAGAAGCCGAAGGCTGCACCTTACCGCGGCGGGGGCAGCTGGCATGGTGGTCGATTGCCAGGAGGGCGCATGGCGCCCACTCCGCGCTCGATCCGCGATGAGCAGTGGTGAGGTGATCTCGACGCACACGTGGCCTACATATCGACGGGAGGTGCTCCATGTCGAAAGTAGCGCGCGTTGCTGGTTACATTTGGGCAGCGCCATTGACGCTGCTCGGTCTCATTTACGTCACCCTTTTCACCCTCCTGGGCTGGTATAAACGCATCGGTAAGTTCGATGACGCGCTGGTCTGGCAATTGGTCGCTGAAAAGTCTCCCGAGTGGTTGGACAAGGCCTGGCTACACTGGGGCGGGCACACCGTAGGCAACGTCGTCGTCCTGAAGCCGGACATCTCCTCGGATCGAGGTAAGATCCTGCTGCGTCACGAACAAGAACACGTCCACCAGTGCATGGTTTTGGGCGTTTTCCAACCGGTGCTCTACACGCTAGCCTGGGTTGGACTGCACTTCTGCCGCTACGCACATCCTTACTACGACAATCCGTTTGAGATTGACGCTCGACGAGCCGCAGGTCAGGTCGTCGACGTCATTGGTACCTTGAAACGCGCCGCAGCACAAGGTAAGATCAAGTTGCCGGTCAAGAAATGAACAGCGCAAGACTGACCCACCACGTCGCCAACGATCCAAACCCAGGCTGCGAACATATCTTCGTCTACAAGGGCATCCGATGCAGTCAATCGCGACACGTTTTCAAGGCACTGGATGACTTGCATGATGCTACGTGGTTGAACCCACCGACCACGGTCATTGAGATCGGCACCTTGTACGGTGCGTTCACCCAATTGTTACGCGACCACGACGTTTGCGATAAGGCAGCCTTACACACGTTCGACATCAGGGACACCTTAAGCAAGCCCTTAGAGGGTACTGTGACGCGACACATCGGTGACATCTTTCTAGAACAGTTTCCGACAGTCGTGTCGTTGATTCAACAACCAGGTCGAGCCTTCGTCTTTTGTGACGGCGGTAATAAAGAACGTGAAGTCAACGTCCTGTGTCAACACCTAAAGAAAGGTGACCTGATCCTGTGTCATGACTACATGAAAGATCCCGCGATGATGGGCACTGAGGCCGCAGGATATTGGCCCGGGTGTGAGTCGCAGTGGTCTAACATCCAAGAGGCGCTCACGGCTGCGGGTTGTGTTCCTTTCATTGAGGAACTCATGCAGAAAGCTGTGTGGGGTTGCTTTATCAAGACGTGACCTCCTGAGCGACTAGGGGCAGATAGTTACCGATGTATGAAAACATCGGCAGCTGGTTTGGCCTTCGTCGCGCGTGAAGAAGGCACCGTTCTTCACACTTACATCGACGTCGTTGGAGTCCCAACGATTGGCGTCGGTCACGCATTGCGTCCGGGTGAGTCGTTCCCAAACGGCATCACGATGCAACAGGCGATGGACATCCTGTCTCGAGACATCGGGACAGCTGAGGGTGCAGTCAACTCCGGCGTCAAGGTTCCCATCACGCAGGAGCAGTTCGATGCCATGGTGTCGTTCACCTTCAATTGTGGAACCGGCGCCTTCAAGGGTTCAGGCATCCTGAAAAAACTCAATGCCGGCGACATTGAAGGCGCCGCAGATGAGTTCTTGAAGTGGACACACGGTGGAGGGAAGGAACTTCCCGGCCTGGTTGCCCGCCGTAAGCGAGAGCGCGCCCTGTTCCTTAAGGGCATCGTCCTGAAATCGAGCATCCCGAAGGTCGCCCTACCATCAGTGCCAGGTGAATCACCTGGCGACAAGCTGGTTAGGCTGGTGCGGTCTTGCGTGGGATTGAGCCTCAGTTCGAAGCGGGAAGATCTTGGTATGTTGGTCGCCCGGGGCGTCGACAAGCCAGAGGCTGTTGTCGGAATCACGACCAACTGTGCGACGACTGCATTGGGTATCATGGCTGAAGCCGGAGTCAAGCACAAGCTATTGAATCAACCCTATGTCAGTGGAATGGCAGTCGCATGGATTCGACAGATCGGTCAAGACTTGGGTGCCTTGGTGAAGTATGATCCAAAAGGTCCGCAACCTAAGCCTGGCAGCCTACTACGCTACAACACAGCCGGCAAGAACGATGACCATGTTGAGTGGCTGCTTACCCCGATTGGTGCTAACGGCGAGGCCGAACACGCCGGCGGCGGACGAGCAGACAATGCTATCACGGCCGGGACTGGCAACGTCTTGACGAGTTGGGGACGACCGTTGGTCGAATGGCTAGATCCTGACAAACTCATGATCGATGTCATTGCAAAACCCGTGGAACCAGAAGCTCCTGAAACCCCTGTCGTTCCGGAACCTGCGCCCGAGCCCGAGCCTGAGCCCGTTCCGCTTCCCGAACCACTGCCCGGTCCACCACCGGCTCCGATCGTCGTTACGACGAAACCAGCGTGGAAATCAATCGTTGACTTTGTGATGATGTTGATCGGCCTGTTGGCCAAACGAGGAAAGTGATGTCGACCTTCAAGCTAGCGTGGAAACCTGATTCAACACAGCCACTTACGTCGGGAGCGTCAGCACACCCGGATCATCCGTTCGACGCCGCGAACCTGGCTAAGGTTCAAGCTGTGGGATCGAACGTGTCAAACCCGGGCGTGGAAACAAACGGAGTCCTAGACCTGCGTCACTGGTGTTCACCGATTGAAAATCAATCGAGCGCAGGTAGTTGCGTTGGAAATGGAACTGTGGGCGCTTTAGAATTTCTACAGATCCGCAATGGGCAACCTTACACTGATCTATCGAGACTCTTTGTCTACTACAATGCCCGACTACAAACACAGGACACTGACAAGGATGATGGCACGTACATCCGCCTGGCTTTTGCCACGTTGACTAGCTTGGGAACATGTTCAGAAGCAGTGTGGCCGTACGATCTGAACAACTTGTTCATCAGGCCGTCCTGGAAGTCGTATCAAGACGCCTATCCACACAAGATTTCCAGCTATTATCGCATCATGGCGACTGATGGTCAGGAACTAGTCGACGCTATCAAGCGGGCACTACGCGCTCAGCACGTGGTCGTCTTTGGGATGACCGTCGATCAGGATTATATGAACGTCGGTTATGACGGCATGGTCGCCATGCCCAAGAAGACGCGGACCAATTCTGGAGGACACTGTCAGGTTATCGTTGGTTATGATGATAACGCTAGACGCTGGATTGTTCGAAACAGTTGGGGCACCGGTTGGGGCGACAAGGGTTATGCATACGTTCCGTATGATTATCTTGACGCCTCTGACGCTAACGACTTCTGGGTACCATACCTCGCGACCTCTGCCGCCTCTGACGCCACGACTGTGACTGTTACGCCATGACCGACCGATTGCTCAAGCAGTTTATCAAGGAGGCGTTGCTCAATGAACTTCGCCGCGATGAGCAATTCATTCAACACTTGAAGAACGGTCTAGACTACGGCAAGGGCAATATGTCTTCCGAAGCCTACCAAATTGTTAGTGATTGGGTGGAAGATACTGAGTTACGTATGGGTAATCTCATGCATCCTGGATACGTGACGAGAATCGAAAAATTCGTCGCTAACCAGTGGCCCGTCATTCTAGAGCAGTATCGCGGCAACAAACGAATGGCGCTAATCGCCATGAACAACATGCTCAATGCAAAGTTCAATGAGCTTAGGAATGGTAATTGA